GTCGCACCTGCTGCCAAACCGGCAATGCCACGCCCAATATTGCCTAAACGTTGCCCCATGGAGACCTTGCCCATTTCCGCATTTAGCTCCGCAATACGGCGTTTTGTTGCCACAGCGGCACGGTCTAATTCACGCCCGGAAGCAATACCACTGCGTTTTAATTGGTCGTATGCCGCGCGGGTGCGGTTGATTTCGTTTTGGATACTGCGCTCGCTACGCACGCCAAGCATTTCGCGGTTGCGTGCCGCTTGTTGGATTTGGCGGTAGCTTTGTTCCGTCACTTGTGCCGTTTGGCGCACCGCTCTTTGTTGCGTAGTGGCACTTCGTTGAGCTTGGTTTTCGATATTTTTGGTTGATTTGCTAACACTGTTTTCCACGCTTTTCACCACGCCACTGGCGTAGTCTTTCGCTTTGAGTGTTAAAGAGAGATCCATATTTGCCATTTCTAAACCTTGTTTAAACGTAATTTAACAGCAATAAAAAAGGGGCATTACGCCCCCTTATTTTTACGACGCTTAAAAACATAGGACGTCGTAGATTCTTCGGTGTGTTGTTGAGTTTTCGCGCCTTGGCTTGCCAGATAACTGTTAATCCACGCTGCCACTTCGGCATGACACATATCCCAGACATCGCGCGCAGAAAACCCGAATTTCCCCAACAGAATGGTTGCCGAGCGGTAGTTTTCGTACGCCTGCCACACCTCGCTGACATTGCGTTTTTTTACGCTTCGTTTGCCGTTTCTTGGCTTTCCGAAACGCCCATGCGCTTTTTTCGTAGTTGATTAATTTCATTGTTAATCAACACATAATCATCAGTGGCGAGGTTGTCCAGCAAGTATGCCGGAGTTACTTCCTCGCGCGGAATGCCATCAAACTCGACTTGTTGCGCCAAATACGCCAAATCAACCAGCATTTGCTCGGCATGACTTAATGTCTCTTTGTTACTTAATCCAAGATCATTAATGACTTCTAGCGCTTGGCATTCGCCACCTACAGTCAAAATTTTGACTAACACGTCATGGTGTAGCGTGCCGTTATACAGCACGCCAAGTTTCAAACGGGTTTTCATTATTCTTCAACCTTGTCTAACGCTACCATTTGCAAATCACGCACTTCTTCGCTATCTACGGTATAGCTTGTGCCGGTTTCTGTGGTAAAACAGCCAATGTATGAGATTCGTTTACCGTTTTCTTCTTCCACCGTGATTTTCGCATCTGTCACGTTATCCCAATCAGGCTCTGCTGCGTTTAATGGCACAACAACGGTGAGTGACAACGCATATTCAGTAATACCTTTCGCAAAGCCTTTCACACGTCCTTTGCGGTTGATGGTTTTCACCGGCTTGCGGCCGGTGGTAACGCGCACATCTAACTTGGTTAAGTCAATTTCTTGGCCGTCCACTTCGACAATGCCAAGACTGGCAAATTCTTGAGCCATCTATGCCTCCTATAAAATTAAATCAACACGGTTAGCGACAATATGCAATCCGTTCACCACATCGGTCGGGATTACACAATCCAAGCGGTTAGGGTCAACACCGTTGCGTTTTACCAACAATTTCGCTTTATACTGCGCTACATTTTCCAAGATTTCTTCATTTTCCAGACGTAACAAAACGTCCAGAATTTCTGACCGCACTTTATCCGGTGTACGTGCAGACAACTTGGCGCGCGGGAAACGCAACTCAATGCGCTGTTCAATCGCTTTGCGCGTATAGTCAAGCGTGCGGATGGTGGTTAAATCCAAATAGCTTGGGTCATCCGTATTGGTTGCCGACTTGGTGTAAGTGGTGATCGCACGCATAATGCGGACACGATGATTTACAACGGTAATCGGGGTTAAACCGTGATATAACGCCTGATTCGCTTCGGTCAATAACGGTGTTTGTGTCGGGTCAACTTCCGTTAAACCTTTAATTTCAAGGGTATTTAACGGACGTGCCGGGTCTTCTTCGCCCGCAATCACCGCACCATAACCTGCCGCAATTAACGCACAGGATTCAATCGCGCCTTTGTACCAACCGCAAGTCACACGCTCGCTGTTGATTTTTTCAGTGTAAGTCGTACCGGTTGCCATTGACCCACGCCACGCTAACACACCGATGGCAGGTTTTTTCTCAAGCGGAGCGGACACGGATTCTAAGTGTTCACGCAAGGCTTTGGCGTTTTTGTCGTCTGCAAAAGGCGAAATGATGACGTGGTAATGCGTACCGGCAACACTTGCTAATGCAGGGGCTAAATCCGCATTTTCTGCGCCGTTGGCAAAAGCGGTCGCGGACAATGTCATGTCTTTAGCCGTGTTTGTTGCGGTTAAATTAATTTCATTGCCGATGGCGCCTTTGCATTTTGCAGTAAGCGTAATCGTGCTTTCGCTCACAGATGCCGTTGCCGGGCAATCTGTCGCCCCGTTAATCACAGCGTTTAATCGGACGGCAACATCTTTGGCTTTTTCGCCGTTTGCCACAGCGACTTTGTAGTCAACACCGGCAATCGTTGCTGTCATAACACCTTGACTTGTTGCAGTGCCGGTCAACACCAAACTACCACTTGCCGCGACGCCGGAAGAACTATCCGCTAACCCCATCACAGATAAACGGATCAAGGAGTTGTTAGTAATCGCCATGCGCGTCATCAAATGCGCCCACGAACCTGCACCAAATGCGGTTGCTGCATCAAGATCGGAATACACACGCACCGGTTGGGTAAATGCCGTCGCACCGCCCACCATTGGCGCAACAATTAGCACTTCCTGCTCGTTAGTCGGCAGTGTAGTTACTGCGCCTTTGGCGTTGTATTCGGTATAAACACCCGGTTTGCGTAAGCTATTCGGGATTTTTTCAAATTCAATGTTAGTCATTGCCTGCACCTCTTTGCTTGCGGGTTGGTTGCACTTCGATTAAGTCGCCATCAGCAATACGACGCTGATAATAAACAGAATCATCCACTTCAACCGGCTCCTGCTCAATGTAGGCATACGGCTGATTTTCTAGGGGGACTTTCACCCCTGGAATTGCTTTTACAATCATGTTTTATCCTTTGTTTTTACACTAAAGCCGACCTCGGCATTGTTGTTCGGGTCATGTAATTTGCCGTCCACCTGCTCAAGGATTGGCGACACCGGGGAGAGTTCGGCCGCATAATGGGTAAACACAAAATCAGGGTTAGTCGGGTCTTGTGTTTTTTCCGGATACAAACCGTCTTCCAGCGGGGTGACATCATCAAATGCCGCTTCATACTCAATGGCATAAGCCGTGACTTTCTCCGTGCGAAACTGAGCATTGTTAAACAACGTCCGGATCGTCAGCGGTTTTAACGGCTTAACTAATCCGCCTAAACGTTGCGTATCCAACAACCGACGCACCGCATAAATCAACTGATTCGCACCAACCTCGCGTTTATCCACCCCGCCTTGTCGTGCGGCTTGGTTGCTGCGCAATGAGCGCACCGCCACAATCACCACAAACTTGGCAGAGGTGCGAAACGCATTGCCTCGTACCGTCATCTGCTCAATACGCGCACCACCGAACGTTACTAACACCATTGGCAAACGCCCCGTACCCAGGCTTTCATCGTCCAGCTCACCACCGTAGCTTTTTACGGTGTTAGCAAGTTGTCCCAAGCCACGTGTCAAGCGGTCAACCAGTGCATTCTCAATTTCGGTTATCACGGCCAAAAATCCTATTGTTCGGATTAGTAAACATCACCACATTGCCATCGCTTTGTTGGTCGTCTTCAATGTCAATACCGAGCGAAATCTTCCCAGCTGCCAAGTCCTCAAGCTCTTTTAAACTCAATTTATAGCGCGTGATAATTTCGTCAGTAATCGTCACTTCCGACATACTCGCCAAGCGATAGCGGGTAAGATCACAACAAATACGGGTTAGGTTTTGCGGGATTGTCGGCAACGGTAAGCGATAACGCGCACTTAAATAACCGTCGATTTGGCTTGTGCTGTCAGAGAGCGCAATGGTCAGCACGCTTTCATTCACCACGCCTTCGCGGTCACGGTCAGTCAGCTGGATGGCCTGAAACTCCCCGATGCGCAAAACGAAATCTTTTACCGTTGCATACATGGTTTAATCCTCACACACCGGGACAAGCTCTAACCATGGGTCTTCCGCCAAGGTCAAAGTTTGTTCCGCCGTTAAGTCATCCGCTGCGATGTAAACCGCATCGGTTTTGTTAAAGCGATAACCACAACGCCCATAGGTTGCCTGAGGATGGATTTCGCGCAATTTCACCGAATAACCAATAGGCACAATCACTTGCCCTTCTTTGTCGTCCGATTCATCGTGTTTTTCTACCGCACTTTGGGGCGCACTTTCGGCGTTATCCGCACCGTTTTCGGTTTGGGTTTGCGCCTGTTCATCCGGTGCTGTTTGCACGTCTTGCGTTACATCGTCTTTTTGGTTTTTCTTAGCCATTATTAACTCCTAGGGCGGTTTCCCGCCCTGATTGGTTATTCATTGATGAACGGAGAGGCAAGTACATCTAATTCATTTTCAAGAATGTTAGTTGTGCCGTTGATTTGTTTGGTTTTAAACAATTCTTTTGCCTCATATTCAAGATTAGTCGGAACCAAAATTAAATTCGGCTGAATGTTTAATGCTTTGCCACCGTCACCTTTTAACCCTTTCATGGTTTTAATGACTTTTTGCACATTTTCTTTGGTTAATTTGGTTTTTTCCACTCGGTGGATAAGTTGCCAAAAACCGAAACCAGCCGCACCACGGGCACGCACACCCCATAAGTATTCATCTTCCATGAAGACGTGTTCGGATTTTGCCGGGTCAAACTTCGGCTCAATTTCCGGTGCGGTGCGTTTTTGCCAGATTAACGGTTTAATCGGCAAACGGGCATCCACGATATAGAACGTTGGCGCATCGTTATCTGTCCCCACTGTTAAATTCACTTGAGTGGTACTGTTGCCTGTGCCGTCCACTTTCTCAAACACCGGGTGATCTGTGTCGAAGAAGTTCTGACCGTCGTAACACAGCGTAGATTTACCTTTTTTCAACAAGCTGAATACTTCGTCATCAGGTAATTCGGCGGCAGACTGACCCGCTAATTGCATCATTGGCGTATATAGACCAACCTGATCGTCTTCGATCTCTTCGCGCGGAATGCCGACGGTTGATTCAAATTTTTTGTTAGTAATGCTTGTGCCTTGCGCTTGCATGCTTTGGATTTGACGTTGGCCAACCCATTCACGCATTTTCGGAAATTTACCCAAAAATCCGTAAGTATTGGTTTTCGTTGTGGAAGGAATTTCCATAGCGATTTTTGCCCACTGAGTAGGGTGGTTTTCTAAGCCTTTGATAAATTCTTTACGAAAGGCTTCGGTGATGTGGTTTAACACCTGTGCTTTATTGATTGACATTATTTAGCCTCCTGAGTCTGATATTTTTTAATGTAATCCGCATCGCTAATGCCAAGCATTTTGGCTGCGGCTTGTTGTTCTGCGCTTAATGCCACCACATTGCCTTTATTCGGGTCTTCGTTCGCTTGATGACCGCCAGCTAACGCCGCAATCGGTGTCGCTTTATCTAAATAACCGGTTAAGGCTTCAATGCTTAAACTTGCCGCCCATTCTTTAAGTGCCGGAGCGAGTTTGCCTTGCGACAATGCAGCTTCAATTAATGCGCCTTTCTTGTCGTTATCAATGCTTAACTTCAGCTTGTTAAAATCTGCTTGCAACGCGGCGACCGTTTCAACCGGAACAAATTTAGCTGGGTCAGGGTTGCCTACTTGCGCGGTTAATGCTGCAACAGATTGCTCTTTTTCGGCTAACTTGGCATACACATCCAACACCGCCACCTGGCTGTCGCCTTTGGCGGCAGAAAGTGCGGTCACTTTTTCGGTAATTTCTGCCTCGCTCGCGTCTGCTTTTAAAACAAACAACGTACACAGGGCTTCAAGTAATTTCTTGTCCATTTCTGGCTCGTCCTTTTGTTGATTAAAAAATTGCGCACTGGCGGCAACCATCACTTCGTCCATACCGTCTAAAGCGGGGTTATTGGTCAGTGCGGCGTGAAAGATTTTGCGAACATAACCATTCGTGTCATATGCAAACACGGCAGAGATATAACGATATTCGCCATTTTTGATGTATTCCGCGGCTTTGTCCGTCCAACGGACATCAGCAAAAATCCCTTGCGGGTTAAAATAGAGATATTCCATCCAACCTGCGCTAGGAGCCTCTTTGCCGTTTTGTTGGGAATGTAAGATTTGGTGTTCGTAGTCAATGGGTAGGGGATTTTTCTGACTGTTAGCCAATGCCACAACATCAGCCCCGTTCGTATCGGTTACATACCATGCCTCCACATCTGTCGGTCTGCCGTCAGTAGCTCTAAATTTGCCGTAAGGCAAAAGTTGGATGCGTCCATACTTCGCTTTGTCAATTTCAAAACTACAGGCTGCAAGGGTGAGTTTCATTCGTAAAATCCTGAAAAGTTAATCTAGGATTTCAGAATAATGGAGTTTTAAACATAAAAAGAGGGCGCACCGTTCAGCGCGCCCTTTAATTGAGTTTTTTATGGAAAATGAAATTGGATGTTGTATTTAATCTTAAACTATTTTTAAAACCTTTTTAAATCCTTTTAAATCCTTTTAAAAAATTTAATTCGATAAATCACTACTACAATCATAAAAATGCAAATACGCGCGATTTAGGTCGGTTTTATGTTTTATTTAACTACACTCCGAAAATAGGCTTGCACATCCTCTAAAATATCGTCCTCGTCTTGCGGTGTTAAAACAAGGAAAGGGCGCGCAGGAATATCCACTTTTCTCCCACGGCCTGCTTTACCGCCAAATTGATGGATTGCCGCGTAAGGTTCATTGGTGCCGACCACGGCAATGCTATTATCATAATAGCTTGTGATACTGTTCATCAGATTTTCCGTATCAACTAGCGGCGTGCCTTGGCGATATTTCAACCCAAGCCACTTCGGACGTCCGCCCACGTCAAAGTTTTGCAACACTGCCGATTCCATTGTGCCGGCAATATTACGCATGAGTGGCGTGTGGTCTTGTGTCGCATTTGCCAACCGTTCCAATATTGCGGCAATCTGCCGGGCATTATTAATTTCAATTTCTATCATA